ATAAGGGATGGCATATTAATAAGCAATAGATTTAAAGATATATTCCCAGGGATTACAGTAAGTGGTCAAATAGATAACTGGAGTATAAACGGTAGAGCTCAAACATCTTACTTTTGCGCAGGTGTCGGGGGTCCCATACTTGGCTTTGGCTGTAATAAGATTGCAATATTAGACGATCCTATTAAAAATATCGAAGAAGCTTTATCCGAAACAGTGATAGAAAATACATGGAATTGGTATACATCTACACATTTATCAAGGCTAGAGAGTGGTTGTGCTGAAATACACATAGCTACTAGATGGTCACGTAAAGACCCTATTGGAAGATTAACTGACGAGTACAGCGAAGAGTATAGCAAAGACTTTAAAGTTATAAATATACCGGCAATAAATGACGAGGGCAACAGTTTCTGCGAAGAAATCAAAACAACTGAAGAATATAAAGACATTAGAAAAATAACTGATGAATTTATATGGGAAGCTGAATATATGCAACATCCAGTAGAAAGCAAAGGGTTGTTATTTCCTATTGAAGAATTAAACAGATTTAGCATGAGCGAATTAATGACTTTAGACAAAGAGGGTAATAAAATTATCAAGCCTGCTGATGGTATCGTAGGTTTTACGGATACAGCTGATAAGGGTAGCGACTTTTTAAGTAGCCCCATAGGTAGGAAGTACGGAAAGTATACGTATGTAACAGATATACTCTTTACACAGGATGGCGTTGAGATTACAGAGCCTTTAGTATCACAGTTAATTATAGACACTGGATGCGAAGTTATGAAGATAGAGAGTAACAATGGAGGTTCATCCTTTGCACGTAATGTAAGGGCATTAATAGAGGATAAATCACCATGTAGTGTAATTGATGAAATGACTACACAAAATAAAGAAACTCGTATTTTAATGACAGCAGGGTACATAAAAGAATACTTTTATTTTAGAGAAGATTACGAAACAGGGTCAGACTACGATAAATTTATGAGACAATTTACAAGCTATATGAAGATGGGCAAAAACAAACATGATGATGGTGCCGATTCTATAGAGGGCTTAGGAAGTTACATGAAACTTATGGACTTCACAAAAGAAGAACCTAAAAAGAAGTCTACATTATGGATGTTTAATACAGAGGAAAAGGAAGAAAATTACATATCATGGTAGGGGTGAAGAAATGGAAATAATACTGTTAATAATACTAATACCTATTTTGTGCCTTATAACAGGGCTGTTAATTATAAAGGCTTACAGTACAGGCTTGCGTCATAACTACGAAATAAAGCATGATATAAAGCCTACAGACCCTATTAAAGAGTTCTATCATCCTAAAGAAAAAGAAGATGAAACTGTTAGTATTATGAATGAGTGGCTTAACGGAAAGACGGAAGGAAGTGAGTAAATGGATAGTAGCACAATACAGAATTATTACAAAGACGGTGAAAAGTATTTTAATCAAATGCAATTTCCTACTACGTGGAAAGAATGTACTAACTTTAAAAATGGTAGACAATGGCCACCTAAGACAGAAAAGACCAAGAACTTACCAAGACCTGTAATTAATATAATTCGTTATGTAGAGAATCATAAATCAGCACAGATATTAAGTGAACCTGTAAAGATGATATTTGAAGCAGAGGAAGTTAACATGGAAGAATCAGAGGGTGTAGATATGGTAGCAGTAGGGGCGGAGTTATTTACACAGTTTGCAGAGCAGGAATGGGAGAATATAAGACAAGATGATCTAAACGAGGAAGCTTTAGATAAGTCAAGTGAACTAGGTCCAGGAATATATCATTACTTTATGAATAATGACATTGTTAAAGGTAAAAATAATATTGTAAAAGGTGCTATGCAAGGTGAGATACTTCATCCATTAAGTGTAATGGTAGGCAATCCACAATGCTTAGATACTCAACTACAACCTTATATACTTGTTCCCTTAAGGGATGATGTAGACAACATTAAAAAGAGGGCAAAGGCTGATGGTTGTAAGGTTGAGGATTTAGCTAAAATAGTCGGCGATAAAGATATTAAGGATACTTCCGATAATGCAAAATTTGAAATTAAAGAAAAAGCTACAGAGTTAATTCTTTATTGGAAAGAAAATGGTACAGTGTGGCTGATGAAAGTATGTAATGAGGTTATTACTAAAAAGCCAGTAGATACAGAACACAAACTTTATCCTATAGCCCGGATGAATTGGTATAAGGAGGATAAAAACTGGTATGGTATCGGTGAAACAGAGGGATTAATACCTAATCAGAAAGCTATTAACTTTATGACCGCAATGCAAATGATGGCAGAACAACTCACTGGCATGCCTAAATTAATGTTAAAGAAACAATACGTTAAGAATTTTAACAATGATTCTGCTACTCCTATTATGGATGATAACCCTACAGGATGGTCAGCACAGTATTTACAACCAGCTTATCAATCAAATAAAGGACAGGTTCTAGTAGACTTCTTAATGACTTCTAGCAAAACACACGCAGGCGCCACTGAAACCGCTAGTGGTGAACTTGCTAAGTCAAGTCAAATGAACGCTACTGCAATAATGATGCTTCAAAAAGCTTCGGCAGTACCTTTAGACCAAATTAAAAGAAGATTCAAAAGGACAATAGAAGAAATAGGAAACATATGGCTAGAGTTTTGGACTATCAATTATAATACTCAAAGAATAATTAATGTAAAAGATGGTGAGGGTGAAGATGTTCCACAAGCCTTTAGAGGTTCAGACTTTAGGGATATAGGGTTAAAGTTAAAAATAGAAATCAATGCTAGTGCTGAATTTAGTGAAAGCTTGATGATGAATACCCTTGATAAATTCTATGACAAAGGAGATATAGGAATAGAGGATTATGTTGAACTTGCACCTGAAAGTGTAATTTCTTATAAAACTAAAATACTTGATATATTAGAGAAGAAAAAACAAGCAATGTTAGAACAACAAGGTAATGTTACATTAACCCCAGAAGAGCAGACTACCATATCACAGTTGCCTGTAGAACAACAACAACAAGCTTTAATGCAACTAAGAGGTCAACAACCTAATAGCAATTCTCAAGTACCTCAATAGGGTGCTTTTTTTATTTGATAAAATCATCCCAGCAAAGGGTAAAAATGCGAAAGGACTAATTACATGGATGAAATACTTGAAAGTTCTGTAAACGCAGAACCAGTAGCGAACGTTGAACTACAAGAAAATGAGGTTACTACTAATGAGCCTGTAAATGCAGTGGAGGGAGAGGTCACAACTCCTATAGTAGAAAAACCTGTACAGAGTGCTGAAACTAATGCTTTATATGCAGATGTTCGCAGAAAAGCACAGGCAGAAGCACAGGACAAACTTATAAGTGAAATGTATGGTGAATCTCATGGAATCCATACAAAGGCAGAATACGATAGGGCAGTTAAAGAACAACAGGAAGAAACACAAAGACAAGAATACAGAGAAAAAGGCATTGATCCGGACATGGTTAATAAATTAATCAATGACCATCCATCTGTTAAGCAAGCAAATGAAATGTTAGCTAAGCAGCAGCAAGAAGCAAAGATTAATTCAGAAGTACAAGCCTTATTTCAAGAATTTCCAGAAGCTAGAGATTCAAAAATTCCAGATAGTGTATTTTTAGAAAGTATTGATAAAGGTATACCGTTAACATATGCCTATGCAAAGTACGCTACTAAGAATGCTTTAGCAATAGCAGAACAAAAGGCTTTAAAAGGCATCACACAAAACGCACAGACTTCACCAGGTGCATTAAGTACAGGACAAGCAGCACAGACAAGTTCTATTAATTCAATGTCTAAGGCTGATTTTCAAAGGATGCAAAACGAGGTTTTAATGGGTGAAAGAAAAACATTATGAGGAGTGAATTTATAAATGGCAGCTAAATTTCAAACATATACAACCCCATCTGACGGTACTAATAATAGATTGACAAATGAAAATGCAGAGTTTTATCAAAGAACTCTACTCGAAAGGTTACAGGATAATCTTTTCTTTATGAAGTATGGTAAGAAAACCCCAATTCCTAAACATGCAGGGGCGACTACTTCATGGAGAAGATTAGAAATGCCGGCAGTTACGACTACCGCTATTACAGAGGGTGTTACACCTACAGGTATTGACTTAACTATCAATAAGGTTACTGCAACTGTTCAACAGTTTGGTACTTATACTAAGCTTACGGACTTCATTGATCTTGTAGGACTTGACCCACTATTAACAGAGGTAAGCCAAATGTTTGGCGATCATGCCGGCATGACAATGGACATTATCGTTAGAGATATTCTAAAAGCAGGCACAAATGGACAATTTGCAAACGCTAAAGCTTCACATGCAACTTTAGTAGCAGGGGACAAAATAACTGCAGCAGAAATTCAGAAAGCAAGAGCAACAATGGTAAAAAACAATGTTAAGAAAATAAAACTTCCTAATGGTAG